GGCAATCAGGTACATAAAGCTATCGAGGACTACATCAGGGACAAGAAGCCAATACCACCTGAGTATGCGCAGTTCCAGCCTGTAGTGGACGCCATGCTGGGTAAATCAGGACGAGCGCTTGCTGAGTATGAGATGGCATTGACGGTGGACTTAAAGCCTACAAACTGGAAGTCCCCTGACGTTTGGGTTCGAGGCATTGCCGACATCCTGATCGTTGACGATGAGAACCTTACGGCGTGGGTGGGAGATTGGAAGACGGGCAACAACAAGTACCCAGATCGGGATCAGCTTGTATTGATGTCACTGCTAGTGTTCCAGCACTTCCCCCACATCCGCAAGGTCAACTCAGCGTTGCTGTTCATTGTTAAAAATGATATGGTCAAGATGCAGATGACACGCGATCAAGCTGAAGCCTTCTGGTGGAAGTATCGTGAGCGTACTGCACGTCTTGAAGCAAGCTTTGAGAACGATGTATGGAATCCAAATCAAACCCCACTATGCGGCTGGTGTCAGGTCACTAGCTGTGAGTTCAACCCTAAGCACTAGGAACAATCATGGCCACACGTAACTACAGGTCAGAGTACGACAACTACCAAGGCACACCCGATCAGATTAAGAAACGAGCAGAGCGCGTTAAGGCTCGTCGAATGATGGAGAAGACGGGAGCAGCCACCAAAGGTGACGGCAAAGATGTAGATCACATCAAGCCCATGCGCTCAGGTGGTACATCAGCCAAAGGTAACCTGCGTATGCGTAGCAAGTCTGCCAACAGAGCAGACAATAAATAAAACTTGGAGAAGCAATTGGAAATCGTAGAAGACAAAGCGCTTATCTTACGCACAAGAGACCCACACAAGTATTCAATCATTCCAAAGAGCAAAGCTATGCCCCGTGCAGACGGTGGCTACGATGTCGCTGTGTATTGGGGGCTTGATGAAGCGCGGGTGCTGCGTAACCTAGGTGTTAAAAACGTACCATCGCCTATCACTAGGCGCTACGACTGGCCGGGTCGTTACAAACCTATGGCTCACCAGATCGAGACTGCATCGTTCTTGACGATGTACAGGAGAGCATTCGTGTTCTCCGAACCCGGCACTGGCAAGACGCTATCCGCTCTCTGGGCGGCTGACTACTTGATGAAACTACGCAAGGTGCGTAGGGTTTTAATTCTGTGCCCTTTGTCGATCATGCACAGCGCGTGGATGGGAGACATCAACAACAGCATCATTCACCGCTCGGCAGTTATCGCGCACCATCCGCAAGCTAGTCGACGTATCGAAATGATTCAGCACAACTATGAGATAGTGATTACTAACTACGAAGGCTTGAACCTAATAGCTAACGAGGTGCGTAACGATGGGCGGTTTGATCTTGTGATTGTGGACGAAGCCAACGCATACAAAACGCCAACCACACGCAGATGGAAATCGCTCAACTCGATAATTAATCCCAACACATACCTGTGGATGATGACTGGAACTCCTGCATCGCAGTCCCCTGTCGATGCGTACGGCTTGGCTAAACTAGTTAACCCCGATGGTGTGCCCAAGTTCTTCACAGCATGGCGCGATCAAGTCATGAACAAGGTCACTACGTTTAAGTGGTCGCCCAAAGCTGATGCCAAAGATAAAGTATATGAAGCGCTACAACCCGCAATACGCTTCACAAAAGAAGCGTGCTTAGATCTACCCCCAGTAATAACCATGACGCGTGAGGTTGCGCTTACGCCACAGCAGAAGAAATACTACAACTTACTCAAAGAACGCATGCTTGTGCAAGCGGCAGGGGAGACCATCACAGCGGTCAATGCCGCGGCTGGCGTATCCAAACTATTGCAGATCAGTTGTGGTGCGGCTTACACAGACGACAGAGAGGTTGTGGAGTTTGATTCTGCGCCTAGGCTTGCGGTACTGGAGGAGATACTAGAAGAGACCAACCGTAAGGTTATTGTCTTTGCACTGTTTCGCAGCATCATCGACACCATAAGCACACACCTGACCAAGCGCGGTATCTCCAACGAGTGCATTCAAGGGGACGTGTCACCCAGCAAACGAGGCGCCATCATCAACCGCTTCCAGACTGAGGACAGCCCGCGCATACTGGTGATGCAGCCTGCGGCTACTGCGCACGGCATCACGCTTACTGCCGCTGATACTGTGGTGTTCTATGGGCCGCTCATGTCTGTTGAGCAGTACATCCAGTGCTGTGCGCGTGCTGACCGCAAGGGGCAAACGTCAGATAAAGTTACGGTGATTCACATTCAAGGAAGTGCGATTGAAGAACGAATGTTTAACGCCTTAGCAGGGAAAGTTAGCGATAACTTACTACTTACCCAGATGTTCGACACGGAAATTAAATCGTAAAAGGAGTTTACACATGCTATAAAAACCGTCTATACTGTCCAACCTTAGACAAACATTTAAACACAGGAGAAGTAATGGAAGAAGAAAACGTACCGTTAGATAAGCTTGTCAAGATATACCGCAAGCTACGCTCTCGCATGACTGCATTGACCCAAGAGTACGACACCCAAGCGGAGATACTCAAGGCTCAACAAGACGAGATCAAGAACGCAATTAAAGAGCAGATGAAGGCGATGGGCGTCACATCTGTTCGCACTACCGAGGGCACGGCAGTCATGTCCGTGAAGACTCGCTACACCACGCAAGACTGGGACGAATTTAAAAAGTTCGTACTGGCGCACGAAGCTGTTGAGCTACTGGAGAAGCGCATTGCGCAGACCAACATGGCTCAGTTCTTAGAAGAAAACCCCGGGGTCGTACCGCCCGGCCTGAACTCGACATCCGAGTATGACATCTCTGTACGTAAACCAACTTAAACGGAAATCAAATGAGCAAAATTGCAATGTTCAACCCCTCAAACGTCCCTGCATTCGCTAAGAATGCAGTCCTGTCAGCAACCACGCTAGCCTTGGCTGGCGGTGCAGGTTCTGGCGGTGGCATGAAGCGCGTCTCTATCAAGGGCGGTGTGTTCAGACTGCTGTCTAACGGCAAAGAGATTGCATCGATCGATGAGCGTCACTTGGATGTGATCGTGGTCAAGGCTGCCCCCAAGGTCAGCCGTATTTTCTACGCTGGTGGCTATGATAAAGATGCTGCAGCCGCACCCCCTGACTGCACATCTGCCGATGGCGAGAAGCCTGACGCTAACGTGAAGAACAAGCAGTCATCAAGCTGCGCTACATGCCCACAAAACATCGCTGGGTCTGGTAATGGTCAAAGCCGTGCATGCCGCTACCAACAGCGCTTGGCTGTTGTGTTGGCTAACAATCCCGATGGTGATGTGTTGCAAGTGACTCTGCCTGCGACATCTATATTTGGCAAGGAAGACGGCGAGAAGCGCCCACTGCAAGCATACGCTCGCTACATGGCCGCGCAAACACCGCCTGTTAACTTGGACGCCATCGTCACGCGCATGAAGTTTGATACACAAGCGGAGTCTCCAAAGATTATCTTTGCGCCTGTGCGTTGGTTGACCGATGATGAGTATGAGTCTGCACAGAACCAAGCCAACTCTAAGGATGCAGAGAAGGCCGTAGCTGTTACCCCTGCCTTTGCTGATGGCGTTGCCTCACCCGCACCGCTTGCCCTGTCTGGCAAAGCGCCTAGCACCAAGACCCTTGGTGATCTGATGGACGAGGACGATGCTGAAGCTATTGCTGAAGTCAAAGCAACCAAGGCTAAGAAAGCCAAGGCCGTTGAGGTCGAGGCTGAAGAAGAACCCGAAGTGCGCAAAACCGCGGCCAAGGTTGAATCCGTTCCAGCTAAGAAGAACAAGCTGGCTGACATCGTTGCTGATTGGGACGATGAGTAATTAAAGGTTTCGCTAGGCCGCAGTCGGCGGTCGCATTGCGTGTGCCGGGGTCGGACTCCATCCTCGTTAAAAGTGAACTCACATGCACACGACTGCGTTTCCCGTTCTGCGTGTCCTAGCGCCTTAACAAAACCAATATGGCTTACTCACAAAAAATCATTGACGAAGTAGCAAATACACCCAAGTCTCTGGGCAACCAGCTTGGGCGTTGGGCAATCCATCTTGACTTTCCGGTCACGAAGATTGCCTATGCACTTGGCGTCTCTCGGCAGACTGTCTACAACTGGTTTACAGGCACGGATGTGTTTGTGGCCTATCGTAGCCGCGTCGAATTTTTAACCTCAATAATGAAGACCTCACACACAGCAGATGAGGCATGGAGAAAAATATGTACGGAATACAACCTCGATCCCTCACCACGAAAGAGCTGATTGCTTTCAGCGCAGAACTAATTGAACTTCCCAGAGGGTTGCCCAAGGACTTTCAGCTTGAACTAATCAGACGTTTGGAAGCGTTAACGCCCCACAATGAAGCATTGCCAATAGATCCCAAGCAATTAGATCTGTTCCAGTAACCCCACCAAGGACTTTAATGACTCCGCTTGAGTTTTTAGCGGTTGTTCTGCCGCCGCCAGAATTTGGCCGGTATTGTGTGGCGGAACTTACTAGAGCGAAAGAGCACGTCTTTGTTGACGCACTCGATCAAACATCAGCGCCTATTAAACGCTGGCACAGCAGTAAGTTGGATGTTTACTTTGCCTTGGCTACCTTTGGCATTGAAGACAACCGACAGGCCACCAATGCGCGGTATGTTAAATCACTATTCATTGACATGGATGGGTACGCATCAAAGAAAGATGCCGCCTTTGCACTCAATGCGTTCTTGGAGAAGACGGGCTTAGGAGCCTTGGGTACGCCCTATGTTGTTGGTTCTGGTGGCGGTCTGCACTGCTACTGGCCACTGCATGCGGCTGTTCCGGTGGACTCTTGGAAACCTGTGGCCGAGAACTTCAAGCGCCTGTGCAAACAGGAGAGCTTGGCAATTGATATGACTGTGACGGCTGATGCCGCCCGTGTATTGCGTGTGCCCGAGACAACCAACTTCAAGAAGAAGTACGCAACACCGCGCCCCGTGCGCATACTGACTGAAGGCGATAACTTTGATTTTGATGCCGTGGCTACCCTCATCAGGGAGAAGCTGTCTGGGTCAATCTACGAGCCGCAAGCCGTGCCGAAACTAGATTTGCCGGGGGCACGCCCATCTGCAGCGCCTACAGCGACTAGCGTCAAACTGTTTGAGAACAGCATAACCAAGTTCAAACCAATCTGGTTGGCGACTCAGCAAGGGCGTGGCTGCGGGCAGTTGGGGCACTACGTAGAACATGCGACAGAAGAGGGCATGGAGCCGATCTGGAGGGGCTTGCTTTCGTGGACTAAGGTCTGTGAAGACGGCAACAAGGCGGCTGTCTGGCTAAGCCAGATGCACCCCTACGAGCCTGAGCGCATGAATCAAAAGCTGCAAAGCATTAAGGGCCCATATCCCTGTATCAAGATGGACTCAGAGAACCCCGGCGTGTGCCCAACATGCCCGCACTGGGGAAAAATAACCAACCCCCTAATCCTTGGACGTGAGCTGTCTGTGGAAGTGGAGGAGAAAGAAATTGAGGTCAAGCTAACAAGTGACAGCACAGTCACGGAGAAAGAAGTTGTCAAGGTCATGCGCCCAACACCGCCTCGTGGTTATGCCTATGGCACCAATGGTGGCATCTTTATGGAGCGCATGGTCGAGGACGACGAAGGCGTTAAGACAAAGAAGCAAGTGATGCTGTTGCCCTACGAATTGTTTGTAGTGGACATACTCAACAGCAACAACGACCACACTGTGCACATGATTGCGCTCAGACCCGAAGGGGCGATCAACGTAGTCATGCCGCAAAGAGCCGTGGTCAGCAAGGACGAGACAGTCAAAGCACTGGCGAGTCAAAACATCGTGGCCTCTTTTGGCCACAACAACGACAAAAACCTATTTGAATATGTGAGGGCATGCGTGGAAGAATCTAGCACTAACAAAACACCAATCAAAGTTCCAGACAGCTATGGTTGGCAACCTGACAACTCGTATGTATTTGCGGGTCGTATCTTTACTAAGGGTAAACCCCCTGTCAAAGTCCCAATGCCGGGCTTGGAGAACATCACCAAGAACACCGAGCCTCGTGGCACTATGGAGGCATGGCGTGCGTTCATCGACATGTTGATTGCCAAGAAGATGTGGGATCACCTAGCCGTTTTGCTTGCCGGTGCTGGCGCACCTTTCATGCGCTTCACGGGTATCTACGGCATGACATACCACTGCGCCAGTACCGAATCTGGTACGGGTAAGACGCTGGCGCTGGAGGCCGCAGCTTCGGTCTGGGGACACCCCACCCACTACCGCACAGGCAAGAGCACATCACCTGTTGCTATGCAACAACGCTTGGGTCTGCTCAACAGCCACCCGCTTATCACAGACGAGATCACATCCAAGAACCGAGACGACTTCGAGTGGTTGCCTGAGTTCCTACTGGACATGACCGAAGGCCGTGGCAAAGAGCGTATGGAGTCTGGCTCCAACAAAGAGCGCCTGAACTTGTCGACATGGATGACCAATGCGTTGATGTCTTCCAATACCCACATCGTCGACTACTTGACTGGTGGGCGTACCCATTCATCGGAAGGCGAGTTGCGTCGCTTGCTTGAGTTTGTGCTTGAAGACGAGTTGAAGTGGGAACCGCATGAGATTGAGATCATCAAGTCTTTACAGCACAACTATGGCGTAGCGGGTTACGCCTTGGCTCAGTACCTTGCCGACAACGTTGACCAGTTCCCTAAGATAGTTGGCGAAGCTGTTGCTGGTATGTACACTGAGTTCAAGGCAACCAACGATGAGCGCTTCTGGATGGCTGGCGTTGGGGCTTCTATATGCGCTCTTAAAGCGTTTAAAGAGTTGGGCGTAGCCGACATACCCTACCGCCACATTCTGAACTCGTACAAGAAGGCTGTGGACTATATGCGGGCCAGTATGAAGAGCAGTGTGCGCACCGCTGTGGATGTACTGAACGCCTATACCCGTGACAACTACGGCAATTTTGTAGTGATTAAGCCTAGCAAGGGCGGCCTCATGGCTGAACTAGGTAGCGGCAAGGACATCGATCTGTCGATCACACGCAACAAGGTGTTCGGGCGCGTGGAGCACGAACCTATCCCCAACCACATCGACTACTTCATTGAGGAGCAACTGCTCAAGGCGTACTGCGCCACTATGAGCTTTGGGTATTCGTCATTTAAGCGCCAGCTTGAACAACTGTACAACGTCGAGTATCTTAAGAAAGATATGATGGCCAAGACCAAAGGGCCGCAGATGCGGGTCACAGTTATGAAAATCAGACGCGAGATTATCGAAGCCGATGAAGTACTCCTCACTGCGCCTTCCGTGGGAGAAAGTTGAGAAAGGGCAGGGGTTCTTTATCCCCTGCCTAGACACCGAAGCCATGAAAGAGTGGGGCTTGAAGAAAGCCTTCTCCTTGCGGATACTAGATGCCCACGCTAGCGTGGGCATCCTTGACGGTAAGCTTGGCGTTATGTTTTACCGCCGTCCCGTATCTTCTTCATAGCTTTTTCAAACTTATCCGCAACGTCCTGACGAGCTTCGTCAATCTTGTCAAGACGCGCACGTTTCTCAGCGCCAGTCATTTTCTCCATGCTGTTGATGCGGTCAGCATCAGCGCGAAGCTTGCCCATGACGTTCTGGTAGTTACGTGCAGGGGGTGCGGATGCAATCAGTACGCGGTTGTCTTCCAAGAAATCTTTGGCTTCTGTTACCTGACCCTTCTTGCGCAAGTCATCAAACGTTGTTTTAGCCTGCATAGCTTCGGTCGACAAGCGGTACATCACATCGGTATCTGCACCCCCATACTTCTTCTGGAACGAACTGCCAATAAACGGTAGATCTGTCAGACGCTTCTCGGCAGGTTCACCACGAGTTTCTTTGCGGAACAAGCCATCAGCAGCGCCCATAACAATCAACGGCAACTGACCGAAGTAACCCGTAGCCAAATGCTCAATTTGGATGGGTGACAAACCGGGCAACACTTTGCTCAGCAGCTTGGCAGCTTCAGTTGTTGACTCTGTAAAGCGCTGTTGTGGTGACAGCTTCTCCATACGAGCAGACTCAATCGCTGAGTCGTTAAAAAAGTTCTTGTTAGTCCAGACCTCAAACGCAGGCTTAATAATCTGTGGCACACCTTTGGATGTGTAGCCGGGAATTGACTGTAAGAACATGTCACGCAGTGCTTGCAACTGCTGGACGCCATCGGTCTCAGCTTTCATAGCGTCAGACGCGGCAACAGCCAAGGAGAAGAACCAACCAGCCTCGTAAGGAATTGGCAACTTTAACGGCTCATCAACGCCGGGCAAGTGCAAGAAGAAGTTGGTGTACTTATCCTTGGGTTTGGCGTTTTTGTAGTACGGGTCGTCCTCCATCGCCATAGCGTAGACAATACCCGTAGCCACCAACAGCAACGCGTTGTTAAAGAACTTTTGCTGGATTTTCATCTGTTCTTCAAACGGCATCTGGCCACGGGCTGCTTTGTACAGCACGTTCAAGCCTTGGATCTGCGCATTGAAGAACGGAATCAAACGGCTGGCGTACTGCACTGTGGGCGACAGACCGCGCTTGTAGAAGTTCATGGACTCGCGTACCGCCATGTCAGCTTCAACTTCGGACAATCCATTTTTACGTGCGTTCTCATACACCAGCGCACGGGTAGCAGCATCGGCACGCATCGCGGCTCTGTCGGCTGCGCCAAGCACCTTGTCAAGTATGTTTTGGTCTTTGCCGCTTGCCAACTGAAGCGCCATCTTAGCAATGTCGTCTGGGTCACCAGTAAAGATACCGCTCTGGATCAGACCCTTCTTAATCATCTCTTCGTTGGTAGCGCTTTGGCCACGGCTAGAAGCAATGAACTCTTTACCGGCTTTGACCACCGCTGTCAGGGGGTTGTAATCCAAACCACCCGTAAACGCTGCAGCCATTGGGTCACGAACCAACTGACGCGCCAAATAAATTGGCATACGCGTCACACCTGAACGCAAGATGTCGCCGGCAATACCACCGATCTTCAAAAACGCAGGCAACGTAAGATGTGCGCCTTCCAGACTCCTTACAATCAACTCGGCGGGAATACCGCCCATGACGGTGTCACTAGTCTTAACTCGTAGCCAGCGCTCGCCAGTGTCTTTTGGTTTGTTTGGATCCGGCTCTTGGTTGAAACGAATAACGTCTGGGGACGCGGGGCCTGTACCGATGTGGATAGGCATGGCGTTGGTTGGTTTGCCGTCCTTGCCTTCTGGCCCTTTGCCTTCACCGATTGCTTGGAACGCATACGCTATGTTCTTGGTAGCCAAGTTAGTCAGCGCCTTGTCCATGATGAGCAAGGTGTTGCGTTGTATCGTCTCAGTGATTGGCAATATGCGGGTCTCGCCGCCCTTGAGTTCTTGCAGATACGGCTGGCGACGGATGTCACCAATCGTCACAGTCACCTCATCGCTGAACACCAACTGCGCCATGCCGTTTTCGTTGACACGGTAGAACGGTACGTAATCGCCTTCTTTCAAAAGCCTGTCGGCTTCCTTCTTGGTAATAGCGCCAGTTGATGCCAAGAATTTGATCTGGCCTTCGTTGTATGCGTTGTATGCAGAACGTGTGTTCTCCAGCGCTGTTTTCAGTTTAGGATTAGCGTCGGTTGCAGCAATGGCAGCTTTTAGTTTTTCCTCTGTTATACCCAAAGCACCAAGGTCTAGCTTAGCCACGCCCTTATTCAGTGCACGCTGGGCAATCATGTATGTTGTGGCAATGTTAGCTTTAGCTTCTGCGTCACCCATAGGGATGTCTGCAACAGACTTAAACACATCAATAGCGCTGTCTTTGTCGGTAGACCTAACGCCGTAGAACCCTTTTTCGTCGGTGTACACCTCCATCGGGCCTTTTTGAAGCGACGCGTTAACCATTGCCATTTTTTGGTCAGCCATCACCACATGGGACATAGCCTGTGTGAACAGCCGGTCGTCACCAATTTCTTTAGCGCCTGCCTTCAAAGCTTCGCGCAACCCAGCACGCATGTCAATCAACTCCATCTCAGTTTGCAAGAAGGGGTTAGTACCAAGCTTTTCTTTCCAAGTTTTTTTCTTGGCCATGACGTCTTTGGCCAAGTCAACCAGCGCGTTGTCTGGTTCAGCATCGGCTTTGCGGGAAAATAATAAGTCCCCAACTGCGGGCAATTTATCTTCTGCAATTTCTCCGTTTGCTTTTTTAGGTAGTTTTTCTACTGCGGCAATAAGCTGTGAACGCATATCTAAAACAGCCGCTTGTAATCTCTCAACCGCGTCAGGTTTGCTTTCTAACAAATCTATTAAAGATTCAGTTGAATCGCCGTTACCATAGCTCCTCATGAACATGTGAGAATACAGGCTGTCTGTACCTTCTACATCAGAATCCACGTTGTACAGCGCTTCAGAAAATAGCTCGTTATCTATGTCAAAAGAATAATTTTTTAACATATTTCGTAAAGCTGGGGTTTTAGCCATGCCAACTACGGTGCTAAACCATGCGTCGGCGGCATCCAGTGTTGCATCAAACAATTTTGCTTTAGCGTTAATGGACAAACCCTTGTTAACTGCCGGCAGATACATTTGCCCAACAGCAGAAACCGCGCCGCGTAAAAAAGTACGGCGACTCATACCTTCAGGCATTGCACGCATTTCCATTTGCGCTGCCCCATACGCAATGTCAACTAGCCCCTGCGCGTCAAAGGATTTCAAATCCATGCCAAATTTTGTTAGCAGTTTACGGAACCCGTCTGCAATCCTGCTTAACCACGTACCTAAAACCCCCTTAGTCTGATTTGGGATAACGCCAGCTTTAACCGCTTCTTCAATGGCGTACGCAAGAGTTTCATCGTCTCTGTGCTTGGCATCTGTTTTTGCTGCCTCTACTCGCGCTAACGCTGCTTTGGCAACAGTAGACTCTAAAGAGCCGTCGTTCTTTTTAGCCCAGCCTTTAATCGCATTGACCATTCCGGTGTATTGACTCTCACCCAAAATATTCTTAAGCCCTACGTGTGCCCCTACTTCGTGAAGCAAAACGCCCAGCGCCTGTCCTCGGTCAATGTTCTCAGCAATTAAAAACGCTTTGTTACCTGCGGTGTCTACAAAACCTCTAGCGTCTGCTGGAATAAGTTTTTTGTACTGCGGGTTGGCCTTTATTAATTCGTCAACGGAACTGTAGATTTTTATACGTGATAAATTTTTAAAATATTTTTTCAGTTCTGTGCTGACTGTGCTAACCGTACTAGGATCAGTCGTAGGCCCGCGAGAAAAATCCAGCCCACCTTGCTCATCAAAGTAAACGTCTTCTACCGCGCCTTCTGTACGGGTAGCTTCGCCATACACATCTTCTTCCGTAACCTTACGTCGGCGACCACGAGGCTTGGCTTCTTTCTCAACGGGTTCAGCAGCGGCTTCTTCTGCGGCTCTGATGTCAGCTTCGTTGGCTGACTGATACAGCGCTTTCTTAACGGCTTCAAGTTCTTGACGAACCGCACGGCGTTCCCAATCGTAATCTGCAACATCAAGTTCAGCATTTTTAATGTCTTCAAGAGAAGGCATATTGCTTCTACCAGTGGGGGGACGAGCGGCTCTTGCTTGCATTGCGGTCAAACGATCCTTGGCGTCGTTCAACTTATTGGTCAACTCTTCATCACGACGCTCCAAGATGACTTGGAACTCAGCTTGACGCTCAGCTTCAATAGCCGCTAGCTGTGCCTTGGTTAGATCTTTTTCACCGGCCGCACGTTGCTCGGCAAACGCATTAGCTTCGGCTACCGCTTGCGCCACGGATGGTGCTTTGATGTTGCGTTGCTCAACCAACGGCTGTTTGGTAACGCCCGGTGTGCGTTTAGACTCTGGTGTGCCAGCACGCAACTTACCCGGAGCACTTGTTGCTTGACGAGCGCCAGCGGACACACGCCCTTGTAGAGCAACAGCAAGCCTAGCTTTATCTTCTGTGCCAACAGAAATCTCAGTGTTAACTGCATCAATCTGCTCGTTTAGACGAGCAACAGTTTTAGTCTTTCCTTCTTTGATGGCAATGTCGCGTTGAGTATTTAGGTCTGCAAGGCGGTCTGTAGCTTTGCCCAGCTCTTGCACTTGCTCAATGTACTGGTCGATAGCGTCTTGTTCTTCGATGCTGGCCGAACGGACTTCTGGTTCTGCGCCAAGGGTTTTTCTAAGCGGTGTATTACGCGCACGCATAAAATTAATAGCGTCTTCAATCAAGCCTTTACGAACAGACAAACGGCTTTGCAGACGAATGGCAGACATCATGCCTTTAAATGCCATAGCATGGCCCGACCCCCTAAGTTCTGGGGTAAGAGGCAGTACAGTTTCTGCGCCCCCTGCGTACTCGCTGGATTTCTTCTTGGCCGCCAGTACAGTGGCTTCAGTTTCTCTTAACTGTTCATCAATACGGCCAAGTTCCAGAATCAAAGATAGCAGTGGCTTGTTATACAGATCGTTGTTGTACTTAACTTCACCAGCAGCATCTGCTGTCAACCCACGATCACGGGCATCTCTTTCTGCGGCAGACAAAGCGCGTACTTGCACGCCTTGCGAGAAACCAGATAGCGCCACATTCAAACGGCGGGTACGCTCGTCAGAAATTTGTTTTTCCAATGCTTGTATAGAGCCAGCTTTAGCGCCTTGCGCAGCCTGCGCTTTGTCTGCGGCAGCTTGACGTTCTTTAGTTTCGGCTTCGCCAACTTCAGCTTGTGCGGTGCGCACGGCTTCTTGTAGACGTTTAATTTCGTCTTGAGCAGCGGCATTAGATTTAGCCAGCGGATCGGTTGTGGCTTTGAGTTCCGCCAAACGTTGCTCACCCACCAGCACTTTAATCTGTGTGCGCACTAAGTCCAGAGCGCCTTTGGTCTGGGTATATTCAGCCTTGGCTTCTTGGTGCAACGAAATAAGATCGTCAAGCTCTTTAAAAAATGTTATTTCTGGGGCGCCTCCTCTGGCGCGTACGCCAGAACGATTGGCTTCTTTAATCAAGTCGTCTTTAGCCTGTTCGTACGATTTAATACGGGCATCGAGGTCACTGACGCTGAGCTTCAGATTGTTCATCTTCAGCACCATGTTCTCAGTGTTAGTCTGGAACGCAGTCAACTCTTGGTTTTCTTTCAAGAACTTAGTCCAGTTCTTGATCTTGCTCATACGGGCAGTGGTTGCTTTGCTGTCTTTCAGCATCTGCTTCAGGCGCGGCAAAGCTCTGGCCAAGAACGCACGCACAGGAGCCAAATCTTTCTCAGACTGTTTCATGTCTTGTTTTAGCTTACGAACATACGGGCTGTTCATGAAGCGCTGGAAGGACTCAACGTCAGGTCTTGCACCAATGTCTAGACTTGGGCCAGCTTCAACACCACGGCGCTCAGCTTTCTGTACACGGCTACGCTCATCGGCTGCACCAAACAAAGGCAACTGACCGGCTTGCTCATCACGAACAGTCTCAGACAGACGAACTAATGGCTCCAACTCAGCTTGTAAAGACAACGGCAGGGCTTCAGCGCTCTTGCCACGGATCGTGCCAGACACACGTTCTTGCTTACCTGTGACGGGGTTGGTGCGATACACAGGCTTGTTGATCTCTTGCCCACGCTTTTCAACTGTAG